AAAAGCTATTAGATATTATGTGTAATAAATATAAGCTTCGTGGTTTATTAATAGGTCGTATTGGTTGTGAGGTTCCATCAAAATGTCATCAGCTTATGGAACAAACTGATTTTATGGAATATAATACCTTTATTAAACAATATAATAAGTGTAAATTTATTTTAACAGCTTCATATGCAGATTGTAGTCCTCGCACTGCTTCTGAGGCAATGTGTTTTAATTTACCAGTGCTTATGAATAAAAATATTCTAGGAGGATGGCATTATATTAATGAGAACACCGGTTCTTTTTATGACCCTGATAATCTAGATGCATTTCCCGACACATTAGACAAATTCTTAAAAAAATTAAATAATAATGAATACAAACCAAGAGATTGGTTTATTAAAAATTATGGTAAATATAATTCTGGTAAAAGACTATTAAAGTTTGTACGAGAAGTATATAAACCTGATGAACTTAATTTCAAAATGGACGAGATTGATTATTTGAAACCCGGTATTTAGATCAGGATATATACATTATATTTAATAAAATAGGAAAATGATCTGATACACTTACATTTTTTAAAATTATTGTATTATATGTTGTGTTGAATATGTTTTTGCATCCATGTAAATAAAATCTATCTAAATTATTTCTATATGGTTTTACTGCTTCGATATTGTATTTAGAATCATACGTATAAATATCTTTTTCTTTAGGTTCCAAATAATATAAATTATGAAAATGTTCATCGATATTAGTAAAATTCATATCACCAAATACTATAACATTTTTAATATCATTATCATTATTACATTTTTCTGTATAATTATTAATTATTTCAATACATTGTTTATTTCTAATTAAAGAATTCATATGACCACTTTCTAGATGAGTATTCACTACACAAATACTATTGTTGTTTTGCTTTATTTTTTGAACTAAAAATCCTCTATTCATAACACCATTTATAAACGGATAATATACCACATCACTATCACAACTACCTGAATTTGTTATAATAACATTAAAAAATCCTTGATTTAATAATCTATTTGATATCTTGTAATTTGGTAATAAAGATATAGAATTTTTTAATACATTATATAATTCATTTGTTACTTCTTGCAATCCTAATATATTTGGTGTATATTCTTCTAATAAATTTAACACACATTCTAGCTTATCTTGAATATTTCTATAATCATTATTTATATTGAAACTTATAATTTTTAAATCACACATCAAAAATCTACAGTTTTATACAAATCTATCTATACAAATCTATCTATATAAATATATAATAATGATAGTTTGCAATTGTAATACCTAAACGTAAATGTATATGTATATGTTAAAATCAGAAAAAAGCTAATTTATTAAAAAAAAATTGAATTATAATTATACAATGTTAAAAAGTATTTTCCCAACAACCATCTTGCAAAACAACATGGCTTTTACAATTTCTACAATCCATAACTCAGCAGCAGTAGCTACAAGAGCATCTGGTGGGGACCTTGTTGGTATTGTTGTTACTAATTGCGGACTTCCAGTTCAACTGACTCTACCAACAACATTGACTGCCTGGTGTGGTGATACCCTGTACCTGAATACACGTTTTCAAAACGACAACAGTTTTGCATGGGGCATTGCAGTAGCTCGTCCTGACGATGTTGTTCAAAAACACAACGCCAAGTTCTACGATGATGACGCACTTTACACATATCTTCAAGGGATTTTTGCTAAACATGGTCTCACACCGGGCTTCGTGCGTTCTTACTAAATTGTATGACCTTCCATTTTTTTATCTATATAACTATAACTATAACTATAACTATAATTATGACTATAACTAAGTTGTGGATACTCTAGAATAATTCTAATTATAAATTAGTAAAGATATCAATATAACTAATATACTTTTGTTAAAATGGAATTAAGTATAACTAATATAATAACATTTATTCTAGCAGGAATGATTTTTCTTTATTGTTATAATGATTTTATCCGTCCATATATAAATTATTACTTTACCGAGAATAAGAATAATAATACTAATCTACTTCAAACACAAGAACATTTTACACAATATTCATCTTTATCCCAAAAACAACAATCCCTAGAAAACACTGCAACATTTGATACTAATTGGTATTTACGCGAACCTGGAAAAGCAATTATTTCCAACAATAAAGTTAGTTTGCCTGTAATCCAATATGGTTTTTATTCCAATGGTTCATATGACCAAATGATAGGTAATTATTTTCGTCATCATATATATCCTATAAATGCAGAACAATTGCTTACTGGGTTAGATACTATTTACAAATTCATTAATAATGATATTGATGTCGCATTTATTAATGAAGAATTACTTACTAGATATCTAAAACGGGATTGTAAATATTTAACTAGATATATTGTGGATAATCTAGGTGTCCAGAATTATGATACTAGCAAACCGGAAAATATTGACCGATTATATCCACCTATTAATTTCAGCGCCATTGGTGTAGGTTATCATCAAGATTTTTATATGATAGTAAATAATTTTTCTAATGTAATTGAGTTTTTGGATATTAAGAATAAGTCAATAGGTATTCTGGCAGACAGTTATTATTATTTTATTAAACTTTGTTCCGCATATGGAATTAAGCTTTCTGAAATGAATATAACTGTGGATGAAACAATGGAGGATTTGCTAGATAAATTTAAAATTAGTAAGTATGATGGTATATTTCTGGTGGTACATCCAAAAAATAAACAATTATTAGATTTGTCGCTTGCTATGAAAATACGTTTTATTCATATCCAAAAACGATTAGGAATAGATTCTAGAAATAACTTAGCAAATATTATTCCCGACCAGCAAGGAACTAATACACAATTGGGAGACCCTGCACCACCATCAATAAATAAACAAGCTATATATGCACAAACGGTAATGGATACTTTGCAGACTGAAAATATCCAAGAAACATTTAATCAAAAAATGCGCAAATATTTTCAATGTGTAGTACCTCGCGTTGTAGATTTGAATAAATTTCATAAATCTGGTAATACATATTCATATCTAGAAACATATTCTACCAGAATGATATTAGTTATAAGAAATGATATACCTTTGGAACGTGTGGAATATATTACTCAAAATTATATAAATAATCTAGAAAAGATGCGGGATGCTATAGATATGCAATCATTTACTGTGTCTATAGATAAGAAGTTAACACCTAAAGCCCAATTTGAATTACAGATAAATAATTTTTCATCTCTAGAATTAAAATATGATGAATTAGTTAGTTTTGATTCTAGCATACCACTTTCTCCAGGTGCTAGAAATATTTATAAAAAAGAAGGACTTATTTACTTTGAAGATGATTCTAGATGTAAGATAGTAAACACATAAAAAAAATGATACTACATCTAGTAGTGGTTTGAGCTCTAGTCATCATCCTCACTGTAGCTGCAGCTGCAGCTGCCGTCCGTAGCGCCACATTCATGCACAGCTAACATTGCAGGTGCTAACGCTGGAAAACGCTTTTTGTATTTGATAATGGACAAGTGCGCACGCTCGAGAATATTATTCGTTTTGTCTTCCACCAAGGCCAATAGATTGGCTATGTTGCTAGCGTATATATCATCTTGCTTGGCGCGTTCAATGTCAATGAATTGCTGATATCTATCGTCCAAACAAACAACGTGAAAGAGATATTGAAACGCTGATTGCGGGAACTGTAGCGGTGCCAGCGGTTCCAGTGGTTCCAGTAACTGTGACATCGTGTAAGACGATAAATACTTTACTTATTTGATTGAATATTTTTCAAATTTTGTTATTTTTTATGTTTTTCCTAAAAATTATTTAATAATAAACTATTAACAGGTATAAAAATTGAATTAATTATATATAGATAATCTAAAATATTACTTCTAGAATAAAATATAATGGCATTAGATATAGAATTTACCCAACAACAGGAAAAATTTCAAAAAGTCCTAGAAATTCTAAAATCAAAAGAAAAGAAATTCATAGTTGTTGATGGTGTAATTTCTGCAGGAAAAACAACCCTTATTAAACTTCTAGAAAAAAGTATTAACAAACAAGTACAATTTAAGGTTAAAGCCATATATGAACCTGTAGATTTATGGAATAGTACCGGTGCATTGAAATATTTCTACAAGGATATTCCTAGTAATTGTTATGAATTTCAAACATATACTTATATAACCCGTATTGCCAGTGTTATTAATGACATATATGCTAATCCAGATGCAGATGTATATATTCTAGAACGTAGTATTTGGACTGACCGATATATTTTTATGGAACTATTACGTGATATGGTAGGTGAATTACGAATGACTATGTATGAACAATGGTGTGAACTATGGTCTTATATAATGCCAATGCGTGTTGATAAATGGGTATTGCTAGATACATCATTAGAAGAAAGTTTGCGACGGATTAAGATTAGGAATCGTAGTGCAGAAGATGGAATTAGTGTTGAATACCAAACTAATCTTTATAATAAACATATTGAGTTTTATGATAAATTAAAAAATGCCGGAAAATCTGTTATTGTAATTAACAATAATTTAATGGATGCAAACTTTATTAATGATGAAAGTGTATTGAATAATATTGTAAGCCAAATTATGACATTCTAGACTTTATTTGCATGGATTTTTTTGGAATTTTTTGGAATTTTTTGGATTTTTTTAGTATTTTAATAAAAAAATGAATTATAAATATTATAAATATTATAAGTATTATAAATATATCAAACATCCGATTCCACGCTGTTCCAGAATGCCTAAGGAGGACTGTACTGAGATGCCACCTCCTCCCCCCTTTGGTGAATTGACACGGGGTATTCGGTATGACCCGAACCAAAACGTGGCTGACTACTTGGCTTATCGCATTCGCCGGGGCCTTGTCAACCAACCACCACCATTGACCCCGGAGCAGAGCACTCTCACCGTGGAAGAGTACGAGCAGGCAACCGGCTATCGCTTTTAGTGATGTCAGTGAGTACTCTGGTATGGTAGAATTTTTTGTTATATTTTACAGTTTATATCAATCAAATATAATAGTAATTTCTTTCTTATTGATATATTTTTTATTTTTTTTAGTAAATTCTTTGTCTTGTTTAGTTATTATCTTATAGACTAAAAATTTGCGACCATTAATAAATTTTTCTTTACTGAATAAATCTCGGTCATATACTTTAACAAATTGTCTTAAGATAGTAATTAATGATTTATTAGTAAATGTACCTGCATATTTTGTACGTTTACAAGGTATATATGTGTCTTTAATATCTGATTCAATAGTTTTGAAATTTACTAATGTATTTACTCTGTCCATATCAAGGGTAGTAAATTCAGTGTTATCGTTAATGTCAGTAAGACCGAATTTGGATACTAATTTGTTAACTAGTTCTAGAGAAGGTTTTTCATTGAATAGTTGATTTAATACCATTACCGAAATAATATAATATACTTAATTATACCAATTATTAGTTATTTAATATCTAGAAAAATAAATAAAAAATTTAACTTATGAATATAAAAGTAAATATTTTATGACTTTCTAGAATAGTTTAATTCTTGTGGTAAATAGTTTATTAAGATAACCTTATATTTTAGTATATAAACGATTTATTGCCCTACGAGTATGACAAATTATCACCGGAAAATGCAATTATAATTGTTTAGTCTCTAAACGATTTTGTTGTCCTACTTGTAGGAAGGTAATATATACTTTTAATGATGATTCACCTATACTTTAAAATTACAATCTTTTAGATATTATCGTTCAAAACCGTTAAGCAAAGTGTTCAAACTCTGCAAAATCAATTAGACCACGGCGCGCTTTTTCATCTAACACTGTAAGTGGTGTTTCGCCTCTATCGTTTACAAGTTTCAGAGCGTCATTGCCACCGTATGCAACAATTTTTTCCATTATATAGCAAATAAAATTCATATTAACTCTACTTTCTTCAAAACTTATACCATTACATAGACCATGTAGTATTAAGGAACCATCATTATTTGTACGATTGAATGCATTTTTACGGGCTGCATCGGTATATTCACTATTAACTATATTTATTAAAAGTCCTATTATTATTGGATGTACTGACGGTAAATCGGAATCGGAATGTGACCATAAATATTGCCGTGATGATCGTAAAGCTGAATATAATATGGTTTGACCCCTAGAATTTTTACTATTTTTAATCATATTATACCATTCTTTTTTTATATGTACATTAATCAATCCACGAGCGTCTGTTGTTCCCGGTCGCATCTCAAAAAATTTTGAATTTAATTTACCAGACTCCTCTGACCCTATTGGATATCTAATATTTTTTCCGTGAGTTATATTAACACAAAACTCATCTACATCAGCTTGTGTATATCCATCACCATTTGATGGACCAGATGGTCTAGATACTCTAGCAGCACTTGCAGCACCACCTCGTTGTGTTTTTTTAGTACGTTTATTGAGTTGCTTTTTCATAGTAGAATAAATTTGATAATGTAAAATGTTTCTTAATTAATATTAATATTTTTTTTTTAGTATTTTTAGAATATATTTTTTTTATTCTAGGAAACTTTAATATCATAACTCTTTGTAATCCTTTACGAAACTTAAAATTCATACGTTCAACAGTGATATGAAAAGGTAAAGTATCTATATCCGCATTATCTAGAATATCTAGACTATATTTCATATCGTGGAAGATATCATTATATACTTTGCGAATGTGTTCTGGAGTATCTCCTTTTTCAACCTTACTACGTCGAATACTACCGTTATCAGGTTGACCAACTCTAATAAATGATGGCCTAATATTTTTTTCAATATAAATATATCCATTACGTTTCAAATGGTTTCGCATATCAGAATACATTTTTCGATATTCGTTAATATATTTATATTCTGTATCATCAACAAAAAGGCCATATACTGGACAATGTATAATCTCTAAACGATTATAAATTTAGAGTATAGGTAAATTATCATAAAAAGTATAGATTACCGTCCTACCGGTAGGACAAAAAAATCGTTTAGAGAATAAGGAAAATGATATCATATTTACGTGGTGGTAAATCATTCCAATTTTTATATTGATGATTTTCCTTATCAATAGTACAACGAATATCTATATAATCAATATTTGCAATTCCATATTCTTGTTTTATTTTAGCAAGTTGTTGTTCATCATATAGAGAATAATATTTAGCTTTAGGATTTGTTATAGATGTAGTTATATATACAGGCATATGAGATGCCTTACAATGGCAAGCAATTAGAATATTCATCATTATTGTAGTAATTATTATAATTTATAATTATTTAAAAATTAAGTATTAATATTTATTAGTATTTATTAGTATTTATTAGTATTTTATAAATTAAAATGAAAAATCAAAAGCATTCCGGATTATACTTACTTATAAGAAAAAATATATTAAATGAAGGTAAAAATATTTATAAAATTGGTAAAAGTACAAACTTATGTAAAAGAGTTTATGATTATCCTAACTTATCACAATTATATTTAATAATTTTATGCGATGATATTAATAAACATGAGAAAGCATTAATTAAGCTATTTAGCTCTAAATTTGTATTAGAAAGAACTTATGGAATAGAATATTTTAGTGGAAATCTTGTTGATATGATAAATGAAATGATTTTATATATGCAAAATCATATTACACGGCATTGTAAAATAGAATTTAGAGACGGAATAGAACTGACATATTGTATAGAAAATAATATTTCTACAAAAACCTTATATAAATATTTTCAAAATATAGTGTATATCGAAAATACAATATTAAATAATAACTTTATAAGTAATGAAAATCCATATAAATGTCCTTGTGGTAATTCCTTTCCACAACATTATTTACTATTGAGACATCAAAGTGGAACGCGTGGTTGTAGTTATACTAAATCAATAAACAATTGTGATAATAATATTAATAATGATACTGAAAATAAATGCGAAACCTGCAATAAAACATTATCTGATAAATATAAATTAAAACGTCATAAGAAAACTTGTAATAAAAAAGAAGAGTTAAAGATGCAATCAGAAGATGCTTATGCTAAATTAATTATGTCATCATTAGATGATATATTGAATGACCTAGATATAAAACGAAAGCAGATATTAATAAATCTTCTGAAATTATATAATACTGATAATAAAGCAAAAGAAATATTATATAAAGCTGTTATTGATTTTGAAAATAATATTATTAATAAATCTAAATCCTTGTAGTAATTATATTTTTAGAAAAATCCTTATTAAAATATTAGATTTTTTTATATTTTTTGTTATATAATCCCTGTTTTTGTCACCCCCCTCCCGAGGAGCAATCAGTAGAATGAGGAGGAGGAACTTGTCGAATACGCTTATTTTATAGTATAAATCGCTCAAAAACTCTACATATTCTATAAGAATTCTACAATTTATTTCTCATTATTATTCTAGTAATAAATATATTAATATAATAAAACATAAAACATAAAGTATATAAGTATTATTAATTATAAAAAGGATATTATATAATGGATTCAGTGAATATATGCTTTTGTCATTGTGGTAAATCATTCCAATATCATTATTTATTGAAACGACATCATGAAGGACATCGTGGATGTGAATATACCAAATCATTGAAAAAGGTTTCTTCAGAATCAAATGAATTTATTTGTACAAAATGTTATAAAAAGCTTACTACTAAATTTAATTTAGAAAGACATACTAAAATTTGTATTATAAATAATAGTATTAAACAAGATATTGGGGAAAATAATATGTTAAATAATTTAAATAAATCATTTCAATTATATAAATCAGAAATATATAATGTTTATCAAAAATATCAGAATATAATGGATACTATAAATAAACTTAGAGATGAAAATCCTACAAATAATTCTATTAAGGATATGATTTCAGATATAACAAAATTAAGTAATGTTATTAAAGAATTAAATGTTAGCGAACAAATTAATACTACACCAATCATTACAACAGGTAATTCTAATATTGATATAGAACAATTAATAAATATTAGAGAACTTGATAGTCATGACGTAAATACAAATAATAACACAACTAATAATACTAATAGTAATAACACAACTAATAATAACACAACTAATAACAACACAACTAATAATACCACTAATATAACGAATAATAATAATAATTCGCCGACTATATATCCAATAATTTATCCGTTTGGATATGAAAATCTGAGTTTCCTATCACGTAAAGAGATGTTAAATATTTTAACTAGTCCAACGTGTTTATCTGATGCAATGGAAAAGATATTTTCAAGACAAGAACATAAAAGTTATTACAAAAGAAATGCAAATAGACCACAAATTGCAGTTATAAATAAACAATTTAATACAAAGATATATACCGATAGAGAGTTCAAGAATGAAATGATTAAGACATTACTTATGGCTATTCAACGTATGTTTTATATATGTAAAAATGATTTAGATTTTGATGAACAAGTTATATTGTGGCAAAATATCAAAATACTAAAAACAAATTATACTGATTGTTTAACTATTAAAAATGAAAAAGACTTACCTTCAAATGTTAAAACTATTATGGATAATATTTATAATCTAGTATTAGGTGATAAGGAAATAGAGAACGTTTATGATAATTTTACTTTATTTAAGAATAAAATTACAAAAGATACAAAGTATAAAGAAGCATTATTAAATTTACTTCAATCAATAATAAAGGAATTAGAAGATTATAATAATGATTTGGAAAATATTACTATTGATGAAGAAACGTTAGAAAGCTATTGGGACAAACCTACTGAATCTATAGATTTGAATCATCGGTTAAATAATATAAATGAAACTGATTATAAGGATACGCCACGAAATAAATATAATGAAAAAATGATTAACATTGAAAATGATAAATTAAATGAAAATATCCAGTCAATTGGTAATGTAAATGAAGTAATTGCAATTAGAGATGAAAGAAAAGAGGAAGAAATAAATAATTTGGTTGAACATTTTAATTTATCTAGTATGAAAAAAATTAAACTAAGAACCGACTTAATAGTTAAACCAAAAAATGAACTAAGTAATGCAGTAAAAACTATTAGGAAAAAACATAAAACATAAAACATAAAACATAAAACATAAAACATAACAAAAAATTTATGGATTAACGTTCCTTTCTAACAAATACTTGAGTTTGTGTTTCCCCTAAAATAGTTATTCGTTTATGATAACCTGCAAGAAAGCCGTCTATTCCTTTTTTCGTTAAATCTGGACCACCCCATCCGTAATCATCAAATATCATTATACCATTTTTTTTTAATTTTCTAAAGCTTAATACAGCATCTTCTAATACATATTCTGGTTCGTGATTTCCATCTATATAAATAATATCAAAAAAGTCATCTTGTAATTTAGGTATTTCATTATTTGAATATCCGCGATTAATTATAATTTTTGTTGTATCACCTGATTTTTCAACATTATTAACAAATGTATTGTAAATACTTTCCTGTTGATTCTTATATTCAGAATATTCATCATAATCTTCCCACGGGTCTATACAATATAATTTACTATCATTATGTAATCCATATGTTTTTGCAACAGAAAGAATATTTGCACCATAGAAAGTACCAATTTCTAGATAATTAATTGGCTTATCTTTATAATCTTTAACATTGACTTTTGAAAACCAATTGTTAGCTAAACGATATTGAACACCATTGAAATTATTTAACATTTTTATATAATTAATTTACTAAAATTATTGTTGTTATTATTTTTTTGTACTAAACGGATAATGTTATCTAGATTTCATTTATTATGTAGTTGCAAGTAGTTTATTAGCAAGTAGTTTATTTTTTTGTAATTTTTTGTTATATTTTTTAATATTTTCTAATGTTATATCAAAAGTATATTCTAAAGGATTATAACCACAATACAAAATTTGCAGATTTGTAGGAAGATTATCTAGAGTAGTTATATCATTATAAGTACAATATAATTCTTTTAGAGTTGCTGGAAGATTATCTAGAGTAGTTAATTCATTGTAATTACAAATTAATATTTCCAGTTTTGGTGGTAAATTATCTAGATTAGTTATTTTATTATTTTCACAAATTAATGTTTTAAGATTGAGTGGAAGATTATTTAGATTAGTTATTTTTACATTAAAACTGCAATCTAAATATTCTAGATTAGCTGGAAGATTATCTAGATTTGTTATGTTAGTATTTTTACAATGCAACTCTTTTAGAGTTATGGGAAGACAATCTAGAGTGGTTATATAATTACGACAGCATATTAATTTTTGTAAATTAGGTGGTAAATTATCTAGATTAGTTATGTTATTATTTTCACAATTTAATATTTTTAGAGTAATTGGAAGATTATCTAGATTAGATACTTTACTAGCATAACAATCTAATTTTTCTAATGTTAATGGCAAATTGTCTAAGCAACTTATTGTATTATGATTGCACCTCAAAATTTTAAGTTTTGGTGGAAGATTATCTAGACTAGTTATAGGATTATCACAACAACGCAATTCCTTTAAATTTTTGGGTAGATTATTTAGGCTAGTTATTTTATTACCATGACAAAATAACTTCTCTAGAGTTGTGGGTAGATTATCTAGACTAGTTATTTTCGTAGAAGTATAAAATGAATAACCATAACAATGAAATATTTTCAGATTTGTATATTTAATTAGATTATCTAACTTAATTTTTTTTTTCCGTGATATGTATAGTTCAGTAATATTATAATCTGTCATTCTAGAATTGTAAAAATAATTAAAAATAAATTTAAGAATATTAACTTTCAATTTTTTATAAGTAGAGTTATTATCCATATTTTATGCTTTACCTAAGCAAAAATCTAGTGTATTCTTATGATTAACAACTGGTTTAGACCGTTTTAATTTCAGTTCATTATTTGCGACTTGTATTCGTGATTTATCAATAGGTATAAATGTATTATTAAGATTCGTTTTCTTATAAATCTCTTCCAGCATTGGAATAATGGTATTACAAGGTGGAAATTCAATACTATATGATTTTTCATTTTCTCCTATTATATCACGGAATTCATCTATTTCTAGAGTACCACCAAACATCTTTAAAGCCATTTTATCAAATGCGGGTGTAATATTTTTATATTGACCACATACTTTGAAGAATAGAAGATTTAATAATGCGACTTTTTCCCAAAGGTAATCATCATCTTTATAATTTTGCATGATATATGCTAATGCACAATTAGGCATACAAAAGTTTCCAAATAATTGGAATTTATCATTTACAAACTTAAAAGGGATACCCCATGGAGTATTTTTGAATTGATGACAACACCATAGACAAGCTACGTCGGTTTTTTCTAGCCATCGGGTACCATTTAGACTAGTACCTAAATGTGTTAATACGTTAAATTTGTCTGTATTGCTATTATATTTATTATTTAATATAATGTCAATTTGTCTGGCATCGGATTGTTTTTCATTCTGGGAATTGGTATTTTTATTACATTCACAATTAATGCATTTTGAACAATATTTTTTGCAAGTATTATCAGTTTTATTTAAACTATCAGAATTATTTATTCCAAATACTCCAGATACTCCAGATACTCCAGATACCCCGGATATCCCAGATATATTTTCATAATTATTATCGTTCTCATCTTGTTCTTGGTCATCATTTAATAGTGAAAATCCAATATTGCCTTTATTTTCTGGATTATATGGTTTTGGTGTAGAAATATTAGGATTATAAGGGAATAAATCTTTACCAATATTAAATTCTTCGTTAAGTTTTAGGCAACTTAGTGGTAATTTAATAATAACATTATCTTCCTTTCGATTATTTTTCTGGTATTCATCTAAGTCAGTACTTTCGTATTTAAATTTGTCTTTAGGTTTACGTCCACGGCGTTTGGTCTTCATTGAACCATCATCATTAATATCATTATCCGTTTTCGGTTTCTTTTCGTTTTCACCATCACTATTTTCCTGTTCTTCCTGATTATTGCTACTAAGAGTAGAAATATTATCATTGCCATTAACACCATCTATTTCATTGGTATTATTAGTGATTGTAGTAATGATTAATTCCTTTGATTTAGGTTTGCGTCCTCTTTTTTTAGGTTGAATATCATCGTCAATATCTACTGATGCAATAGGATTATTGACAGTATTGACAGTATTGCTAGTATTGCTAGGTTCAGACATACAAGAATATTAGAATATTAGAATATTATAATATTAGAATATTAGGTTAGATGTTTGTTTTTTTAATTCTAGAAGATTATACTTATTTAAGTTAATTAAATCTTATGATAACAAAAATGAGTACTCTAGAATGATAAAGAAAGAATAGAAAAAATATAAATAGTTATGTAGATTAGTTGTGTAGATGACTAATACATACTGGTTGATAATCTTCTGCCCCGCCAATTAAAATAGTTTCGCTAGAATTAACAATACGTTTAGTAAATGGTGCAATATTACCACATTTAGAACATTTTGCATTTAGTTTAGTGATATATGTTGAGTATGGAATTAATTCTAGAATACGTGAATTTAGAAAAGGTTCTTGTTTATAATCTCCATCTAGACCACTAATAAATATCTCTAATTTACTATTATTATTATTACTATTTTCCAGAGTAGAATAATGCATTAATAAAGTTTTAATTGATTGATATAAATCATTGAAAAATTGCCCTTCATCTATGAATATATATTTAATGCTACTATAAATGCTATCATTTCTAATAATATTATTAACAATGTTGGATAAAGTATTTAATGCTTTAGAATTTATTTTTTCACCATTATGACTACATATTTTATTAGTATCATATCTCATATCACTAGAATGATTAATTAGCATTATTTCATTTTCATTAGCACCATTTGCAAGTAATTGATTTGCCTTATTGATTAAATATGTTGATTTACCTGCAAACATAGGACCAAGAATAAGAGTTAATTCCGGTATCATTTTATTATATGTAATATATTAGTTAGAGTAAATATTTTCTGTTAGTTTCATTGAATATTTATTTAAATTCAAATAAATTAATAAATCAATTTTATAAGAAAATATAAGAAAATATAAGAAAATATAAGAAAAAAGTAATAAACTATTATTTTTTGTATTTTACTCATTATCGGAATTATTGACTTCTTCGGTAGCCTCTTGGGTTTCACTACCTTCAGCATCATCATTACCTTCAACATCATCCATATCATACTCAGTAGTTTCATAGCTAACTGCACACTTATTCAGTGTTAGGTTAATGCTGGTACCCTTGGGTCCAAACCAGATATGACGGCTATAAACTTCCATAGATGAAATGTTTAGGTCTTTGTTGATAAGGTCTTCAGTATTAAGAATTGGCTTACCGTTTTCTAGATTGGTAATCTTACCATCAAAACCTTTTTCATCATTATGGAAAATCTTAATCCAAATGCTGGGATCATAGCTAGGCTTCTCACCCTTATTAATCTTTTCTTGGTCTGTCTTGTTGTAGGAAAACAGAGCCTTAACTAGCGACTTAAGTAGCTTGGGTGTCTTCTTTGCACCATAATATTCCTTGCTCTTTGTAGCTAAAATATCAAAGATTTCAGTATTAAGACCCTCAATCATCTTGCGTAAAGTTGCATCCGATAGACGAATGCTCATTGAATAGCTAACTTGTCCATCCTTGTCAAACTTAAAGATACGACCAACTACACCTGTTAGGCGGAAACGCATAGGCTTCTCATCATATAGAACCTTGCAAAACTTACCACCCTTTTCGTGTTGTTGAATATCAGTAAGACTTACCTTACCGGTTTCATAACTGGCAGGTTCAATTGCAAATGCTTGGTAATCTCCACCAGTGCTAATACCAGTAATATTAATTTGGGTAATCTCTACACCAATGCTATACTTACCGGCACTAAGCTTAACTTTGTTAAAGCAAAAGCATACATCAATAATTGTACCCTTACCTAGCGCAACAATAAGGTCGCTAACATCAGGTACATCTTCCGTCTTACTCTTGCAAGTAAAATCACGGGCTAGAATACCACCAATAGCACAACCATACTTCTCGTGTTCCGAAAGTAGAGGCTTCATCATCTCTTGTTCCTTAATTTCTTCCTCAGTATATTCAGTATCAAACCAAGCTACACTGTTTTCAGTAGCTTTTTGCAGTAGATAAGCTTCATAATTCTTTACCATCTCAATAAACTTATCGTCCTTGAGACCCATAAAGATTTGGAACTTATCCTTCCGAGGCTTACCATCTTTATCAGTAAATTCCTTACCATTCTTATCCTTGTTATCAGCCTTCTTAAAAGTCTTCACAACACACCCACGAGCTACAATAAGCATCTTATCGTCGGCACCTGCGGTTCTGGCATAAGTAGTATCAACCCACTTAGTACCAATCTCAGTATTGTTCTTAACATTGCTAATTCGCACATTCTCAGGGACAAATTCGCTAGGATTTAGTGGCTTAATCACTTTCTTCTGGGCACTTTTGGCAGTATTCGAAGACATTTTCGCTAAAGTTAGGGGGATAGGTTGATAGATTTCTATACTATATGTTTAGATATAATATTTAGTTTTAAACCGAAATAAATTTCAATTTTTTAAAGAAAATAAAACATTTAATAAAATGGAAAAAATGGATTTTTTAGCATTGTTAATCATTACTCATTAATTCTTACTCATTGATTCTTACTCATTAATTCTTACTCATTGATTCTTAACCATAATTACATTTTTGTATGGTTTCTTGTCTTTCAGTAAAATAATTGGATAGTCATTGTTTATTTTTCCCATTTTAATTTTATTTTTACTAGAAGAATGTTTTGTTTTGGATTTACTAGATATTCTAGATATTCTGGATTTACTAGATTTACTAGTTTTACTAGTTTTTTTAGAGTGATTAATTTTATTATTTTGTTTGATTGTTGAATATTTATTTTTCAGGTTATTAAGAATTTGTTTGAATTTCGAATCGTTCTTGATAGTTGATAAATCACATTTGCTAGAATTAGTTATATCTTTATCTTTTTGCAATAATGTTTTAACATCGCATAATATTTTAGATTGTTCTCTAAATAATTTATCAAATTCGAGTTCACCGATAGTTATTTTATCGGCCTCTCCTAAGATAAATTGCAAATCTTTATCTAGTGCCATTTAATGATTATTATTTATTTTTTATGAGATAAAAAATACATTTTATAATGTTGGAATATTGTAATAATATATTGTAATATTATAATCATTAGAAATGCCATTAAACGAAGAAGAACGTAAATTAGCCATTCTAAGAATAAATAATTTTGGAAGTGTTAAACAAGATATTGCTGAAAGTGTTGAAACTAGAGAAGAAACAAGTAATGGTACGGAAGTAATAACAAATATACCACCAAGTGAAAACGAAAACGAAAATCAAGGGCTATTGGAAGGTGGTAGTCAATCGGATATGGATACCATTGAACCAAACCCGGCATCGGATACAAAAGAATTACCGACTGAAATGAAAAATGATAATCCGGAAATAGTAGAACCAGAAATAGCACCAGAAGTGGAACCAGAAGTAGCACCGGATGTGGAACCAGAAGTAGCACCGGATGTGGAACCAGAAGTGGAACCAGAAGTAGCACCAGATGTGGAACCGGATATGCAAAGTGGTGGTGCAAGTGGATATATTGATGATGGAAAAGTGTATGAAATAGATTATTTAGTTGCTGATGATAAGGAGTTAATAAATATACTTAAGGTTAATACAACGGTGGATAGATATATTAATTATTATTATTCAGAAGAAATGAAAAAGTATAAGCAAACATTTAAAACTCTGTATCAGAAATATGGTAATAAGCGTTTTGTTATACATAATATTGGAAATGTTATAACAGTTATGAAGAATGATAAGAAAAAAGAAATGGTAATGGAATTAAAGAAACCTGTATATTTTTATTATAATGTTGATAGTAATTTGGAAAAGTTAAAAAGAGATGTATCTAATAAACGTGCAGAATTACAATATTCATATCAAACACTAGTAAATAAAATTAATGTTGATTTGGAAGAAAAGAAACAATTTGAAAAAGAACGTAAGAAATTTATTGATTTTCTAGAGACATATTATATTTATGCACTTTATCATAAAAAAATAAATAAAATATCAAACACAAATAAAATTACACTTATGCTCCAAGAATTATTATCAGAAAGTAAAAAATTAGATGGAAATCTATATTCCGTTGACAACACCACAATAGATTTAATTAATAAACAAAATGCAGAAAAACTTAATGACTTTAATACATTAGTATCCAGAATGCAATCTATAAAAAATATTAAAAATAATAAGGAAATTATTGAAAATATTAAACAATATATCAATAACACAGATATAACTAAATTATTATACAATATTAAAGAACAGGCAAAACTACAAGATAATTATGTGGATTATATTGTTATGAAATTACCTTAGAAAGTGCATTTATTAGTTCATTTTTAGTACCAGTAGATTTAAGTTTATGTGTTTTTGCTAAATCTTTTAATTGTTTAATAGACATATTATGTAGATTTGTTTTAGTATCATTATTAATGTTTTCAACTTCTATTGTTTTTATATCAACTTGATTGATATTATCACCCTTACCATTTAAAATATCATTTAAATCTACATCTAAATCTAGGTCATCTAATTTATCATTATTACTTGGTGTATTGTCTAGAATGATATTTTTAATATTATCTATTTGGGTAATCGTAATTTCATTTAGAGTATCTTCAATATTAATTTCATTATCATTATCATCTAGATTATCAATTGTAAAATCATCATTATCCTCAGTAGGAATATCAATAGGAATATCAATATTATTATTACAAATTATATCATCTATATCGGCATCAATAGGTTCTGTTGCAATAGAATCGCTATCATCATTTATGTTATCATTTATGTTATCATTTATGTTGTTGATGTCAATTTCAGAAATTGTATCGTCAATATTATTAATTTCAAAAATATTAGAATGTTTGTTTGAAAGTAGTTCCACATCTTCATCAATATTATTATCAATATTATCAATATTATCATCAATATCATCATTTAGAATATTGTTTAGGCTTGCATTATCAATATCATCTAGATTATCTTCTGCAGGTTCAAGATTATCTAATTCTTGTAAATCTAGTGTAATTTCCTTTTTATTATTTTCATCTGCATCTACAGATATATTCATATTGCTATTTTTAGTATCAGTAGATTGGAACACACCTTCTTTACTAATAATTATTGTAGTAGGAATATTAGTATCAGATAAATTAGGGTCAATATTAATAATTTTTGTAGTTATTTCTTTCTTAATATCATTCATCATTTCATTAGCAATATTGGTATTGGTATTGGCATTGGTATCATTGGTATCAATGGTATGTGGTGCTAGATGTGGTGGATGTTCTAGCTGTAAAGTATTTTCTGTAGATAAGCCACCTTGAATCATAGTAAGCATTCTAGAGTATGTTTCATCATTATGTTTTTGTTGGTTGAAAAATATTTTCTTAAGGTCTTCAAATTTGCGTTTTAGTTCTTCAATTTCTCTTACTTTGGTGAAATTCGAATATAGTAAATATAAACAACATATACTTACTAGTGCAAAACCTATAAGTAATAGATTAGAACTAATACTATTCAAATCCATTTTCTAAAATTCTGGAAACTTATTACATTTTATTTAGAATTATAAAAATAGAAAAAAAACGAGAACAATTAATCAAATTTACTTTGCATTAGTTAGTTATAAAGTTAATTTCCTTGGAATATTTCATTAGTTTTTGAAAACATTTATTAATTGTTACCTCGGATACTTCACAAATTTGAATAATCTGATGTTTATTAATATTTAATCTAAACCTTTCATTAGCATAGAAAACAATTGCAGCAATCCTAGACAATGGATTATGTTTATCTAGATAATTCTTTTTTTCTACATAAATAAACATTGTCTTACAGATTTGAAATATTTTATCATCAATACCCAATTGCGAAATATATCTATGCAACTTTGCAATATAATCATTTAAATTATTATTATCATCATCTTCACTATCATCTCCAGTATCTTTATCAGTATCTTTATCAGTATCTTTATCAGTATCTTTACCAGTATCTTTATTATCTCTATTTTCTAAAATAATATCAAAATTTCCATTATTACTATCATATGTTGAATAGACTATATTATTATGTTGTGCTAGATTTGTATCATTTGCAACTAATTTTTGCATTTTAGATTCAATTAATTTATCATTAATATCGTTGTCATTAGTATCGTTATTATCGTTATTATCGTTATTATCGTTATTATCGTTATTATCAATATCACTAGTTTCTTCTATGTCAGATTGTTCTGATTCATCAGATGGAAATTCTACTAAATTATTATATATACCTTTTTCCCGCATTTGAATAATATTCCAGATTTCTTCGAATGTTTTAATGCTTTTACGTAAAGTTTTATTATTTTTCATATGACATATCTTCGCAATTTCAGTACAATTTCTAGGAACTCCTTTTAATTTACAAGCGAGTGAAATACTACCGGCTTTCATACCTTCTTTCTTAGTCCGTCTAGAAGATTTAACTTCCGATACTTTTTTATACATATATTTAGCTTCTTCAATAACACATTGATTCAATCCAGAATTCTGAGCCATTATAGTAATATTATTAAAAGTTTCCAATAGGGTAGTTTCTTTATATGGCATAGCATACCAATGATTCATATTACGAATCCGCTTTGATGTGGCCGTTTCTTTACTACTATATCCTACAAATGAACCCATGCTAGCCTTTGGTAATAATTCATTAGTAGGCATATCACAACGAGCAGGGTCATTACCCTTATTATCATCATTACCATAATAACGCCAATCTTGCCCACAATCAATAACGTTTTCATTACGTAATCCACAATCTAGACAAGTGTAAAATCCATCTATTTCTTTAATATGTAATGAATCACATTCACGACAATTTATATCTATTAGCGCATCTGTAATATCATTGTAATGTTTTTCTGGTGTTTCCTTAAGTAATGCCTGATTACGTTGTTTTTTCTTTTCAGTAGAAATTTCCCTTAGCAATGTTGAAAAATCAAAATCATTTTGTATAGCAGTCTCCATTCTAGAATATCTAATCTGGCAACCACTATACAATCCGATTTCAATTTTAATCTATAGATTAGCTTACGTCGTTTAAATCGTTTTATTCATAATATGATATTATAAGGCTTAAATGGGTTGCTACTAGGTTGGTGTGTTCCGTGCTATGTGATGTAATAAATTTATTTGCATATAGTAAATAAATATTATAGTTTGAATATGATTAAAGAGGTTAAGCTAGATAAGAAATATATAAAAAGGAAATCTAATGAATTAAAGAAGAAAAATTCTGGTAAGAGAAATACTGGTAAAAAAACTAAAAAACAAAGTGGTGGTGCCGGATGTGATTCTAAAAGCAGGAATAATTTTGAAGTCACCACACTTTCTAATATTAACCCAAGCAAATTTAGCATTAGTAAATATGTGAATAGCAACATAAATTGGGACATTTTACCTGGACCGCCACCAACCTCGTGCGTTGTGATGTAAATGATGAGAAAAATTGAAATTTCTTTTTTATAATTTAAAAAACTTAGTATTAATTAAATATAGTATTAAAATTTATTAGAATGCCAATAAAATGCATTGAACTTAATTGTACTAAACAACCTACATTTAATAAATCAACTGAAACTAAAGCTATTTATTGCTCTGAACATAAAAAGGAAAATATGATTAATATTAAAGATAAACGATGTATTGAACCTAATTGTACTAAATTACCAGTTTTTAATAAACCCACTGAGACTAAAGGTATCTATTGCTCTGAACATAAAAAGGAAAATATGATTGATATTAAGCATTCTAGATGTATTGAACCTAATTGTACTACAAGACCTAATTTTAATAAACCAAATGAAACTAAAGCTATTTATTGTTCTGAACATAAAAAGGAAAATATGATTGATATAATATCTAAACGATGTATTGAACCAAATTGTAATAAACAACCTGCATTTAATAATCCAACAGAAACTAAAGCTATTTATTGTTCTGAACATAAAAAGGAAAATATGATAGATGTTAAACATATAAGATGTATTGAACCTAATTGTACTAAGCAACCAGTATTTAACATATCAAGTGAAACTAAAGCTATTTATTGCTCTGAACATAAAAAGGAAAATATGATTGATATTAAGCATTCTAGATGTATTGAACCTAATTGTACTAAGCAACCAGTATTTAACATATCAAGTGAAACTAAAGCTATTTATTGCTCTGAACATAAAAAGGAAAATATGATTAATGTTAAAGATAAACGATGTATTGAACCTAATTGTATAAAAAGACCTAATTTTAATAAACCAACTGAAACTAAAGCTATATATTGTAAAAAACATAAAAAAGATAATATGATTGATGTTAAATCTAAACGATGTATGGAACCTAATTGTATAAAAATACCAAATTTTAATTTGCCTAATGAGACTAGAGGAATATATTGCTTTGACCATAAAAAGGCAAATATGATAGACATTAAAAATAAAAGATGTATTGAACCAAATTGTAATAAACAACCTGCATTTAATAAACCAAATGAAACTAAAGGTATTTATTGTTCTGAACATAAAAAGGAAAATATGATTAATATTAAAAATAAACAATGTATTGAACCTAATTGTAATAAACAACCTGCATTTAATAATCCAACAGAAACTAAAGCAATATATTGCTTTGACCATAAAACACCGGAAATGATTAGTATGAGAAAAAAAAGTTGCCAACATAAAAAATGTAAGGAATTAGCTATTTTTGGATTAGCTAATAAAAGACCACAATATTGTAATACACATAAACAACCAAATATGATTAACTTAGTATTGGAAAATAAATGTTCAGTTTTAGATTGTGATGATGAATATACACAAATTCTAGACGATACTAAATATTGTAATAAGCATATTCCAGAGGATAGCCTAACTAAAGTTAAAAGGCTTTGTAAATATTGCGATATTAAAGAAAACTCGGACTATGTATGTAAGGATTGTAAAAAGATACAAAATAAAAAAGAATGGGCTATTGTCCGTTATCTT